GAACAGGAGTGATCGTTGTAAAGAATCCAATGGTTGATATCCAGAAAGGATATGCAGAAGAAATGAGACGCTTCGCTGCTTTGTGCGGACTGACGATTGATTCAAGACTAAAAGCAGGAACAGTGAAAGTAAATAAGCAGCAGGAAGAAATTGAGAATCGGTTTGGCGCTATATGATCCTTGATGAACTTAAACAATACGCTCATGACTGTATATCCGGAAAAAATATCAGCGGCAGAAAGCATATATGGGCCTGCGAAAGACTACTGAAAGATATTGACCGAATCGGTCAATCGGATTTTCCGTACATCTGGAATGAAAAACAGGCGGAGAATATCGTAGAGTGGTTTGCCCTTTTACGACATAGCAAAGGCATTCTGGCAAAACAGCCAATCATATTAACACCCTGGCAAAAATTCAGAATTTGTCAGTTATATGGATGGGTGCATAAAGACACTGGATACAGGAGATTTAAGAAATATTTTACTGAGGTAGCCAGAAAAAATGCGAAATCTCAGGAAGAAGCAGGAATTGCGTTATATGAGGCAGCAGTAACATCCACAAAAAATGCAGAGGTATATGAAATTTATACGGCCGGCACAAAACGTGATCAGTCAAAAATCGTATTTGGAGAAGCTGGTCTGATGCTGCAGGGGTCACCCTTGAGAATGAGATTCAAAGTAACCAGGGACTGCGTAAAACATTTGAAGAGCCACAGCACGATAAAGCCATTGTCGAAAGATGATGGAAAGTCTGGCGATGGTACAAACCCTGCACTTCTCGTCTTGGACGAATATCACCAGCACAAAACAACTGAATTTTACGATTTAGGTATAGGTTCTAACACAAAGGAGCCTCTTTTGATGATTATAACAACAGCTGGCATGGATCTGACATACCCGTGCTATGTAACAGAATATCAGTACTGTTCTAAAGTTCTGGATCCAAACACAGATGTAGAAAACGATGAGTACCTGATTGACATCTGCGAAATGGACCCAGAAGATTATGAAGATATTTCAAATCTGGATAACGAAGAGACTTGGAAGAAAGCTAATCCGATTAGAATGACATATCCGGAAGGTGTCGATAAGATTCGCGGTGAATATAAGATTGCCAGAGAACAGCCGGAACATATGACGGCCTTCCTCACAAAATGTCTGGATGTCTGGGTGCAGGCGAAAGAGAATGGGTATATGGACATGTCGAAATGGAAAGCCTGCCAGGTGAATGAATTACCATTTGATATAACGGGGCATCCGGTGTATGTAGGTTTCGATATGTCTGCAAAGACAGATCTTACATCAGTGGCGTTTATGATTCCGTTTTTATCCGGGGAATATGATGCGAATAGAAAAGAAATAGTAAAGTATATTCTTTGGTCGCACAGTTTTATCCCGACAAGGGAGAAGCTTCAGGAACATATTATAAAAGACAAGGTTGCCTATGACGCGTGGGAACGTATGGGATTTCTGGAGGTAACAAACACTCCGATCGTAGATCAGGGAGCGGTTATGAGATATGTTCTTGAGACCTGCGAAAAAATGAAATTAAAAATACAATGCCTGTGCTTTGACCCTGCGAATGCGAGTAAATTAATGATGGATCTGTCAGATGAAGGATACGATGTCGAAGAAGTATTTCAGAGCCACAAACACCTAAACGAAGCAACACAGGGATTCAGAGAGCAGGTATTTTGCAGAAATATTATATATACTTACAATCCCCTGCTGAATTATGCGATGAGTAATGCGGTAATCCGGCAGAACAATGGACTGATCAAAATTGATAAAGATGCAACAACAAAAAGAATCGACCCGGTGGATGCAACGCTATGTGCGTATAAACTGGCAATGTTTCATACATTCGGAGACGATTACGGAGATTACATTGATAATTTTATTGAGGAGATATTGAAGGATTCTACAGAAAATTAAAGAAATGTGGAATTCCCTTGTTGGAGAGCCTACATCAATAGATGATGAAAGGCTAATGGAGTGGCTTGGAATTGATCCAAAAACCCCACGAAATGCAATTGGAGAAGTAACGTATTTTACATGCTTAAAAATGCTTTCAGAAACAATGGGGAAAATGCCACTGAAATTTTATAAGCAGACCGATAAGGGAAAAATACGGGCAGATCCGACGAGAGCTTCATGGCTCCTTATGAACAGGCCAAATCAGATCATGACTCCGGCGACATTCTGGGGCACGATAGAATATAATTGTGAACATTATGGAAATGCGTATGTATGGATACAGACGAAATTCGAGAAAAAGGGAAGATATGGAGGAGAATACAACATTCTTTCATTCTGGCCTATGCAGAGCAATTATGTGGATGTGCTAATGGATGATGTGGGAGTGTTCGGAGACGCAGGAAGGCTGTATTATCGATACAGCGATCCTAAGACCGGAAAGACATACACTTTTTCGCAGGATAATGTCCTGCACTTTAAAACATGGTGTACACTTAATGGAATCATGGGAAAACCGGTAAGGCAGATTTTACAGGATTCGATTTCAGGCGCAGTGGAGTCACAGAAATACTTGAATCAGCTGTATGCTAGCGGATTAACCGCAAAGGCAGCACTGCAGTATACCGGAGATCTTGATAAACCAAAGCGTATGGCCTTGCAAAAGGAATACAACGCATTACTTTCAGGCGCTAAAAACGCAGGTAAAGTGGTGGCAGTACCGGTCGGCATGACATTACAGCCGTTAAACGTAACTCTGGCAGATGCGCAGTATGCAGAGATAAAAAAATATACGGCGTTGCAGATCGCAGCAGCATTCGGAATTAAACCAAATCAGCTAAACAATTATGATAAGTCA